GGCAGGCGAACCAGGTGCTATCTACAAAATTGATAGAAATGGTGTAAGAGTTGCGTCTTTACTTGCCGATAATGGCAACTTCATGGATTTTGTTGAATTATTCCCATCAGAACCTACTGAAAATGGTAGCAATATTTCAGTCACTATCGTCGATAAAGATGGCGCGGCAGTACAAGGCGAAGTCTGGATTCGTATTAGAAAAGTATCTGGCTATGCATCTAAAACTGAAACTGCTGTTTATAGTGTCTACGATGATTTAACACAAGTGGGTAGTTAAAGGGATTTAACAGATGAAACTAATACAGGAATTAAACGAATCGGTTCAACTGATTGTTGAAGAAAAACTTGGGAAAGAAAAGCAATATTATATAGAAGGAATATTCCTCCAGTCCAATATTAAAAATAGAAACGGGAGAATGTATCCAGAATCAATAATGGATAAAGAAGTCAACCGTTATATTAAAGAAAAGGTAAATACTAATTCTGCATACGGGGAAATGACGCATCCCGAAACGCCGCATGTTGATCTTAAAAATGTTTCTCATTTGATCACCTCATTGAAAAAAGACGGCACTAATTGGATCGGTAAAGCAAAAATTCTTGAAACACCAATGGGTAGAATTGCTGAAGGTATTTTGAAAGGTGGCGGTAGATTGGGGGTTTCTAGTCGCGCACTCGGTTCTCTAAAAATGAATAATGAAGGTGTTAATATAGTTCAAAGCGATTTCCTTTTGAGCACGGCGGCAGATATTGTTGGAGATCCAAGTGCCCCCGACGCATTTGTCAACGGCATCATGGAATCTGCCGAATGGATTTATCAAGATGGAAAATTCGAGAGAATTGCCGATGAAGCAAAAAGAACAATTAGAAAAGCATCATCGATGAATTTAGAAGAACAGAAAGCAATCGCTTTTGCAAACTTTTTACGCAGTATTAAGTAAAAATAATTTTAATAAATAAAATATATTAATTAAGAGGTTATATAAATGAGCATTGACAAAAAAATTGCCGAGATCGTGGAAGAATCCAAATTGGCAGGATTAATTGTAGAGAATGAAGAAGCAGTGGAAGAAGTTGTTGAAGACGAAATCCCTGTTGAAGAAGTTGCGGTTGTCGAAGAATCATTAAAAGTAGATGTTTCTGCTGATGTTGATGCTTTGATGAACGGCGAATCATTATCAGAAGAATTTAGAACTAAAGCAGCGACCATTTTCGAAAGTGCCGTTGTCGTGCGCGTTAAAGAAGAAGTTGCGCGTTTAGAAGAAGAATTTGATGTAAAACTTGCAGAGCAAGTTGAATCAATTACAGAGGGTCTTGTTGAAAAAGTTGATGGATACCTCGACTATGTTGTCGAGCAGTGGATTAGTGAGAATGAAATCGCCCTTGAACATGGTATCAAAACTGACATTATGGAATCTTTCATTTCTGGTATGAAAGGACTTTTCCAAGAACATTATATTGAAGTTCCTGAAGAAAAGTATGACGTACTAGGCGAAATGGAAGCAAAAATTGACAGTCTTGAAGCTAAACTTGACGAACAAGTTTCTAAAAATATTGATTTGAAAAAATCATTACAAGAAGCTACTCGTAAAGAAATCGTTGGTATGGTCAGCGAAGGTTTGACCGCGACTGAAGTTGAGAAATTCTCAGGTTTAGTTGAAGAATTGGTATTTGAAAGCGAAGAAGCATTCAAAACTAAAGTACAAACCATCCGTGAAAGTTATTTCACTGGTAAACCGCAACAAAGCACTATTCATTCAGTAGTAACTGATTCTCCAGTTGAATTGAATGAATCAAAAGGTTCTGTATCTGCAGATCCTTCTATTGCCGCATATTTAAATGCAATTAAACAACTTGACTCAAAATAAAAAGGAAATAAAAATGGAACAAGATCGTAGAGCTCTTTTAGAAAAATGGGCACCAATTATCGACGCTGATGGCGTTACTGTTAAAGACCATGGTCGTCGTACTGACTTGGCTGTTATCTTAGAAAACCAACACCAAGACCAAGTTAAATCAGCACAAGCAATGGGCGTGTTATCAGAAACTGCTTACGCGCCTGCTAACTTTGGCGGTTCAACTGGTTTGAACGCTGTCTCAACTGGCGGTTATGCACCTGCTACTTCAACTGGTGGCGTTGCTGGTTTCGATCCAGTCTTGATCAATTTAGTACGTCGTGCTATGCCACAACTGATCGCATATGACGTTGCTGGTGTTCAACCAATGACTCAACCTACTGGTTTGATCTTCGCAATGCGTTCAAAATATACCAACCAAACTGGTACTGAAGCATTGTTCAACGAAGCAAACACAGCATTCTCAGGCGCTGGTACACATGACGGTTCAGACCCAACTGAAACTGGTACTTATGCAACTGGTACAGGTATGACTACTGCTAACGCTGAAAAATTAGGTTCAGATGCTGGTACTAACCCATTCCCAGAAATGGCATTCTCAATTGAAAAAACTTCAGTTGTTGCTAAAACTCGCGCATTGAAAGCTGAATACTCAATCGAATTGGCACAAGATTTGAAAGCAGTACATGGTTTGGACGCCGAAGGCGAATTGAGCAAAATTCTTTCTACTGAAATTTTGGCTGAAATCAACCGCGAAGTTATCCGTACTATCTACACTACTTCATACCGTGGTGCACAAAATGGTACAGCAACTGCCGGTATTTTCGACTTAGACGTTGACTCAAACGGTCGTTGGTCAGTTGAAAAATTCAAAGGTTTGTTGTTCCAAATTGAACGCGAAGCAAACGCTATCGCACAGTTAACTCGTCGTGGTCGTGGTAACTTCATCATCTGTTCTTCTGACGTAGCATCTGCGTTGGCAATGGCAGGCGTATTAGACTACGCTCCTGCATTGGCAACTGGTTTGAATGTTGACGAAGCGTCTACTACATTTGCTGGTATCTTGAACGGCAAATATAAAGTTTACGTTGATCCATATTCAGGCGGTCAAAACTTAAACCACGCTGGCAACCCAAGCGGTTCACAATTCTTCACTGTTGGTTATAAAGGTGCTTCAGCATGGGATGCTGGTTTGTTCTACTGCCCATACGTTCCACTACAACAAGTACGTGCGATTGATCCTAACACAATGCAACCTAAATTCGGTTTCAAAACAAGATATGGTTTAGTTGCCAACCCGTTTGTTGACTTGTTGGATGGTTCAGGCGATGTTAGTTTGACTGCAAACAAGAATTTTTATTATCGATCTGTCCGAGTACAGAACCTAATGTAACTTATTGATTTTAAAGGACTTTTTCAAGTCCATTGTGAAGAAGGGGTCGCAAGACCCCTTTTTTATGAATTCTGAAAAACGATTTTGTATAAATAATAAGTATATTTAAAAAAATGCTAATCGCGATGTACCACCATCCATTAGCTCTAAACATATTTCAACACTATTACAAGGAACAGTTATGTCCAGCGAAACTATTTATTCTATTCTTTCATCTAAACCTCATAATCCACATTATCTTAACAGATATTGGAAATTTATTCAATATTGTCAAAAACATAATTTATCGTCAATAGATAATACTCCGCTAGAAGAACATCACGTATGCCCAAAGGCAAAAGATTTATTTCCTGAATATTCTTCATTTAAGAAAAATGAGTGGAATTTAATAACATTAACCTGTCGCCAACATATATTAGCGCACGTTTTGTTATGGAAAACATATGGCGGTTCTCAGACATTTGCATTAGATTATATGATAAACAGGGGTAATAATTCATACGGCAATCCTCGCAGTAGTAGAAAAACACCGCCATCAATTATAATACGTTATTCAGCAAAATTAAAAGAATTATCTATATTAGAAGAAAAAGGATTTGCTACCTATAAAGATTCTTCTGGCAATAAGTATTATTTGCACAAAAATGATCCGCTAATCAAAGAATTCAAATTGGTTGGGAATAATAAAGGAATGCTGCATGATGAAAATTCTAAGAAAAAAATGTCTCGTGCTAAATTCTTAAATAAAAAAATTAAATTGTATTTTTTAAATTGTAAAATTTCTGTTAAATTATTTTCAGATGAGTTTCATAATTATATTTCACAGGGATGGAGTACAACAAAAACTGAAGATGATAAAAAATATATTTCTGTATTACAAAGCGAAAAAGTAAGTAAAAAATTAACAGGCAAAGTTAATTATATGACTCCAGACGGGATATATTTTGGAAAATTACTTAGAACTGATCCGTTGATAAAAGAATTAAATTTATTACCACATTTGACAGATAAAATGATAAATCAAAGAAGTAGTAGATCTAAATTAGCTTCTGCTGCTAATACTGGATCTCAGATATATAATAACGGCGTAAAAGAAAAAAAATTTAAAGATGAAGTTCCAGATGGTTGGGTTAAAGGCAGATTGCCGAGGTCTAAAGAATATGACAATAATCACAAAAATGCAACAGCAAAGGCACATAAAAATACATATTGTTGGAATAATGGAATTAAATGCATAAAATTACCCGCATCAGAACACCCTGGAGACGGCTGGGCGAAGGGAATGTTGCCTAGAAAGAGTAAAAATAAAAAACGAACAAAAAATAAATAATTAAATCAAAAATAAGTCCATTGTGAAGAAGGGGTCGCAAGACCCCTTTTTTATGAATTCTGAAAAACGATCACGTT